GCCTGCATCATCTATTTCTGTGTGGAGGTTAGCATAGTATGGATATTCGAAAAGTCTCTATAGGGCCGGATTATAAATCGGGGGCTATGCATTATCTTGTAGGCCAAAGTGTTTTAAATGGAGAGTATACTATACACCTTATTCGTTCTGAACAAGATGAAATTAAAATTTGGATAGAAAGAGCAAATGAGGTTATCTTATGGAAGTCTTTCACTTCTACCATGCCTATATCAATTGAATATAATATCAACTTTTAATTATGGATAAAGAATCTATAGAATCCAAGATAAAGAAGTTAACTGAAGCTAGAGATATTGCTTCGAGCTTTGAAGAAAAATTAGGGCTGCATGACCAAATTCATGCTTTAAAGATGGAACTAGAAGGAACTACTCCAACAGGACATGACTCTATTGAGTGTATAGGTTGCGGGTCATAATGAAATCTCCTTTTTATTTTATTGCAAAACCCAAGGGCGGTACACGTTATAAGAACGCTGTGGATTGGGAGGGTGATGAGTTTATCATTAATACTTCGGAAGAAGACCACAGGTTTTCAAATCGTATAGCAGAGGTAGTAGAACTTCCCGTAGGTTATAAAGGCCCAATAAAGGTTGGTTATGAACTCTTAGTTCATCATAACGTTTTTAAGTTTTATAATGACATCAAAGGTAGGCGTAAGAGTGGAAGAAGTTTTTTTAAAGAAGACTTATACTTTATAGATACCGAACAGTTTTTTATGTACCATGATGGTACACAATGGCATGCGTATGATAGATATTGCTTTGTAGCCTCTATCCCTACGGAGGATTGTTTTTTATATAAACCATTCAGTAAAGAACCTCTTATGGGTGAGATGCGTTATGCTAATGACTACCTTAAAAAAAATGGAGTAGGCGAAGGGGATAAAGTTTCTTTTACTCCTAACAGTGAATATGAATTTGAAGTAGACGGAGAAAAACTATATAGAATATTTGACCATCAAATAACTATGACTCTATGAACACAAATATTATTAAATTAAAAATAATTGAGGCAGGTCATAGAGCGGTAGAACAGCTCATAAAGGTCGCTAAGGAGCAGATTATAAAGCATGACCCTGAAGACGACCTGTCTGCTGATAGACTTAAAAATGCGGCAGCTACCAAAAAACTTTGTATCATGGATGCATTTGAAATTTTAAACCGCATTGAGTCAGAGAAGGAAGCGATAGATGCTCAACAAAAAGGTATAGCAAAAAATATAGATACTAAACAAGGATTTGCAGAGCGAAGGTCAAAGTAATATAGTTCATAGAGTTGTAAATGATTACATCCCTAAACATGTCTTGTCTAAAAAGAATAAAGCTAAGACGTGGAAGTATGGCTATGATGAAAAGTATGACCTTGTAATTATCTCTAAAGACGGAACGCTTGGAGAAGTATATGAAATTCAGAATCTAAAAATAGGTCTACCTCTATCTCCTAAATCGTGTCCTCAAAGACACGGTAAGAAAGCGGAGCAGTATTGGGAAAGAACGGACTTACCTAAAGAGTTGTCTAGAATACAATCTATTTTTCATTGGAATGAAAAGTCTAATGAGTTTAAAAGCAGGTATGTAGATTATATTGAACAAGAATTCAATTCTAGAGAAGAAGGTTTTTGGTTCAAAAACAATGGAACACCTACATATCTTACAGGCGCGCATTATATGTATCTGCAATGGACAACTATTGATGTAGGTTATCCTGACTTCCGTGAAGCAAATAGATTGTTATATATCTTTTGGGAAGCTTGCAAAGCAGACACAAGGAGTTTTGGAATGGTGTACCTAAAGATTCGTCGTTCAGGGTTTTCTTTTATGTCTTCTTCTGAGTGTGTAAATACAGCTACTCTAGCTCGTGATACTCGTGTAGGTATACTATCTAAAACAGGTACGGACGCAAAGAAAATGTTTACTGATAAAGTAGTTCCTATTAATAGTAGGTTACCCTTCTTCTTTAAACCCATTATGGATGGTATGGATAAGCCTAAGACAGAGCTTGCGTACCGCGTTCCTGCATCGAAGATTACGAAGAAGAATATGTTCGATGTAGAAGATGATGAGATTGATGGTCTTGACACAACAATTGATTGGAAGAATACAGACGACAACTCTTATGATGGTGAGAAGTTATTACTTCTCGTGCATGATGAGAGTGGTAAGTGGATAAAGCTAAATAATATATTAAACAATTGGCGGGTTACAAAAACGTGTCTACGTTTAGGAAGCAAGGTTATAGGTAAGTGTATGATGGGTTCTACTTCTAACGCGCTAAGTAAAGGAGGAAGTAATTTCAAAAAATTATATGAAGACTCAGATGTCTTAAAGAGAAATAGAAACGGACAAACAAAAAGCGGACTATACTCGTTATTTATTCCAATGGAGTGGAATATGGAAGGGTTTATTGATAGATACGGGATGCCTGTATTCCATAACCCTGAATCTAAAGTGCTAGGTATTGATAATGAATATATATACCAAGGCGCTGTAGATTATTGGGAAGCAGAAGTAGACTCTCTAAAGGGAGACGCAGATGCGCTTAATGAGTACTACCGACAATTTCCTCGTACAACTTCCCATGCTTTTAGAGATGAGAGTAAGCAATCAATATTTAACCTTACTCGTATCTATCAGCAGATAGACTATAACGATACTCTTATAAAAGAACACCACATTACCCGAGGTAGTTTTAGGTGGAAAGATGGAATAAAAGATAGTAAGGTTATTTTTTCTCCTGACAAAAGTGGGAGGTTTAATTTAGGATGGATACCTTCTCAAGCTATACAGAATAGAGTAATAAAAAAGAATGGTATTAAGTATCCCGGCAATGAACATATTGGAGCTTTTGGATGTGACTCATATGACATCTCAGGAGTAGTAGGAGGTGGGGGCTCTAATGGAGCTTTACATGGGTTGACTAAGTTTAATATGGATGATGCTCCAAGTAATGAGTTTTTTTTAGAGTATGTTGCTAGACCTCAAACAGCAGAAATATTTTATGAAGAAGTACTTATGGCATGTGTATTTTATGGTATGCCTATATTAATAGAGAACAACAAGCCTAGATTGCTTTATCATTTTAAGAATAGAGGGTATAGAGGTTTCTGCACCAATAGACCTGACAAAGCTTATAATAAACTTTCTAAAACAGAAAGAGAGTTAGGTGGAATTCCAAACTCTTCGGAAGATGTTAAACAAGCGCACGCTTCAGCAGTAGAGTCATATATAGAAAAGTATGTAGGAATGGATATACAGGGTACATTTCGAGACTCGGATGAAATGGGAACAATGCTTTTTAATAGGACGTTAGAGGATTGGGCAAAGTTTGATATTACTAATAGAACTAAGTTTGATGCAACTATAAGCTCGGGTTTAGCAATAATGGCATGCCAAAAACACCTCTACCAACCGGAGAAAAAGACTAATAAATTAAGTCTTACCTTTGCAAGGTATAATAATAAGGGGACTTTAAGTGAACTGATTCGATGAAAGATGTAAAAATAGATATTTCATCTACAGGGTTTCCGAGTCAATTCGTGTCCGACGCTGAAAAAAACTCTGTTGAGTTTGGTCTTCAAGTTGGTCAGGCTATTCAGTATGAATGGTTTAGGAAAGACGGAACTCAAAGTAGATTTTACGACCAATGGAGAAACTTTCATAGGTTACGACTATATGCCCGCGGAGAACAATCTATAGCTAAGTATAAGCAAGAATTATCAATTGATGGTGATTTATCTTATCTTAATTTAGATTGGACACCTGTACCTATCCTTCCAAAGTTTGTAGATATAGTAGTTAACGGAATGTCTGATAGGCTTTTTGCTGTTAAGGCATATTCGCAAGACGCATTATCTCAAGCTAAAAGAAGTAAGTATCAAGAGTTGATTGAAGGGCAGATGCTTGCTAAACCTTTGTTGGATAAAATTCAAAAAGCTACAGGAGCAAATCCTTTTGTTACTAACCCGGAAGAGCTTCCTGAAACAGACGAAGAGTTAGCATTATATATGCAGCTTAATTATAAACCTGCTATTGAAATAGCAGAGGAGGAAGCTATTAATACTCTTTTTGAAGATAATCATTATGTTGACCTAAGAAAGAGATATGACTATGACCTTACGGTTTTAGGTATAGCAGTAGGTAAGCATGAGTTCTTAAAGGGAAGTGGGGTAAAGGTTTCATATGTTGACCCTGCTAATGTTATTTATAGTTATACTGAAGACCCTCACTTTAAAGATTGTTTTTATTGGGGAGAAGTAAAGACGGTAAATGTAAATGACCTTCTTAAAATAGACCCCACTTTAACGCGAGAACAATTAGAAGAAATTTCTTTACGAGGTCAGAGTTGGTATGATTACTTTAATGTAGCTCAGTATTACGATAATTCTATTTTCTATCGCGATACCGTCACACTTCTTTATTTTAACTATAAGTCTAGCAACTCTATAGTATATAAAAAGAAGGTGAATGATAATGGGAATATGAAAATGATTCCTAAAACTGATGAGTTTAATCCACCAACTGATATG